TTTTCACTAGATTCTGCCCTAACCCATGTTTGATGAAACCAATTACCTGTACCATAAGGTGTAGATAATGCAATGCAACCACCACCAGTTGCTAAAGTTTGTTGGGCTGAAGCCCAAATTTCTCCAATATTATCAATAAAAGCTGCTTCATCAATTAATAGTAAGGATACTGCTTCTGATCTACCTGCATCACTTGAAGCTGAAGTAGCTTTAATTTGTGATCCGTTATTAAGTCGTAATGTTAATTTGTTATTTTCAGCTGCATCTATTTTAAGCCATGAAGGTAAATTTTCATACATGAATTTTACTTTCGTAACCATGTTTTTGGCTGTTTCTTGTTTAGTTGCTATACAAAGTATATTTTTATCCTTATGGAATATCATTAACCATAAAGAATAACCAGCGGATAATGTTGATATACCTAACTGTCTAGATTTTAGAATAATAGAATAAGGATTATCGCGCATTAGCGTTAATACTTTTTCTTGGAATGGGTATAAATTGAATTGTATGCGACCTCTTTGTGGGTGCTGTATATAACAGTATTTACGCATAAAATGCACAGGGTCTTGTGCACATTTTAGATATTCTTGACGTATTACTTTTTTTAAATCTGACATGCAGTTATTTTAATATAAGTATTACTCCACCAATTGCTATTAAACCAGCACTACCTAAAACTTTATTTTTTAATTTTTGCTTTTTAATTTCAAGCTTTAATTTATCGTTTAACTGTTTAGTATATTCTAATTGAGATCCTTTTGTATTTAATATAGAATCAAAATTATTAATTTGAAAGTTAAGATTATTAATAACGCTATCTTTTAATACTATCTTATTTTCTAATAAAGAATATTTAGTTGTTATTAAACCCAATTCTTTTTTAAAACCATCCCCAATTATTAAATCTTTAATTACTAATCGAACTATTGGTTTTTTTAATTGAATCGAGGTGCTGTCTATAACGTTCTGTGAAAAACTGGTATAGCTCATCATCCCTATAAGAATCAACATTATTAACTTTCTCATTTGTTTGTTTTTTTAATATAACTATTTTATTATCTTGTTTACTAATTTCTTGGTCTAATAGTGTTATTTGAGTAGTTAACACATCTATTTCTGATGTTAGGTCCTCATTTATACTATGTAAAGAATTAATTTTATCATTTAAAACCTCTATCTTATTATTGTACTCAGTAATATATTCTTCATTATTAGGAGAGTACATACTAATCAAATAATAAACACCAAAAAATACTAGGGCAAAATATAAAAACCTTTCTATTGATGACATTATATCTTCTTTTTGTCTAAAATATTTTCTAGTTCTTTTTTTAATTTAGTTTTATCTTTTAAGATTTTAACTAATTTTTCTTTTTCTTTACCTTCAGCTTTAGAATATTTTTTAGCTAATGATTTCATCTCACGAGTTAATAATGCTAATTCTTCTTTTGCTTTAGCTAAGCCCTTAGTTTTTTTAATATCAGATTTAGTTGGTTCTGCATCTTCGTTTTCATTTAAACCCATAGAACCAGCTATATCAGAAAGCCCGCGCATAAGTCCCTTTTGAAAGTAACGAAAATCTATTTGAGAATTAATGTATGATTTACTTATTATTGTAAAAACGTCATCAGCCGCTCTATACCCCATTTCTTCTATATCAGCTAAACCCATATTTGCATTTTCTTTTATAGAAGTACCATCAACATATCTAGGGTTTTTTAATTGTCCTCGATCAGCTAATCTTTTAGCAGCAGCATTTTGACTTGTTTTATAAACATCATCATATGCCTTTTTAATGTCGCCACCATAAAATCTTTTAGTAATTGTTTTACCCAACTTTTCTAATTGATCCTGATTTAGGGTATGTTCTTTTCCAAATCCTTCTAAATAAAATTGACCTATATCTTCATAGTCATAAGTAAAATCTTTCCTTAATGGTGTTGCATCTTCTTCTATACCAGCTTCTTTTTTAGCTGACTCTAGATCCTTAATAGCGGAAGTTAGTTCTTTAGTTTTTGCAATTTCTGCTTCAGTATCTTCTGATAATGTAGAAATGATATTTTCTCTAATATATTTGTTTAATTCAGATTTTTTCATTATAATAGGGTTTTATTATAAATATGTTAAAGATTAGTAAACTTTAATATTTGTTGAATTCGTTCATCTGTAGATCCAGATATCTTTTCTATTTTACCTGCTTTATGACCATGTCTTTTAATAAGTGTAGTAATAGTAAAATCAATTAAATCTCTATAGTGCTCATCTGTTTCACGAACACCATTATCTTCAATATCTATACCATAAGGAGATATATAAAATATATAATCATATTCTCTAATAAACTCACTAGCATATGTTTCAAATGCATCCTTTTCATGTTCACCAATTGATTTAGCATTTAAAGTAAAAGCCATAACATCAATTACAGTTCTATCAGTAATAATATCTGTTTGTATTAACTCAGCACAACGTTCAGCTAAAAACACTGTTTGTCCTTTTAATGTTGAATCAGTATTTAATGGTATACCCTGTTCCATTAAAAATTTAGAACGTTCTGTTCTAAACATATAATCTTTAAATTGCTTTGTTTCTTTTAAAGCATTTACTAGTGTAGTTTTACCTACACTCATTGTACCACATAAACCTATTTTCATATCTTAGTTTCTATAATCTGAAAGGTGTGCTTTCATTGATTGGTTTTTATAATAAGGTAATCCTTCTCTTTGTTGTCTAATTTCGCTCCACTCATCCTTAGTATGTTTAATACCATATAAATGATATTCTGCGTGTTTTCTTTTACCTTCAGGTAATAGAGCAGGACCATCCCAATTATGTAGTTTTCCATCCCAAGTATAAGCTATAGTACCATCTTCAGGTTTTATTAATTTTTTGCTTTTAGGGAATGGGGTTTTAGTTTTTTTCATGTTTATAATATACAAAATTTATACTCGTTATCCTAATTTTTTAATATATGTTCTGCAACATATGTCCCTTGTGCACCACTTACCGTTATACCTCTAGCTGATAAAGCATCGCCTACGAAATGAACGTTGCTATACTTGGTGAGGGCTAAATTGGCATAATCGACAAGTGGCTCAGGTGATAAATATTTTACTTCAGGTACATAAATACCCCAATCGTCTTTTAATGTTGGAAATATTTTTTTCATGTCATTGATAAAATCATATACATAAGGAAAATACGGTTGCATTGCTTTAGAAATTTCATGTAACCTATCTACTTGGATAGCTGATACATTTTCACCTTCTGATGTTGTAGATGGTTTACGTGTTGGGCTATAATATAACCCCGTACCATCTATTTGTAGTTTTTTAACTACATCTCTAGCCCATTCAAATGGTTTATCAATACCTTGTACTTCCATTAATATACCAAAATTGGTCATATCATTTCTAAACGATTCATCTTTCTTAGCATGCCCATTGTATGAATGGTCACCATATGTTTCTTCAACTGCAACATATGCTGCATTGTTATTTGTACAGAAAGAACGTAATGATACACCTTTATCTTCATATTTTCTATACAATTTGAAATCATAAGATACATCAATTAATTTCTGGAAATGTTTTTGTGGTGCTTCAAATCGTACACCTATTTGTACTGGTTTTGGTTCAGTTGGTAAGTCATACTGTTCAGCTAATTGTTTACCAAAGTCAATACCTGATTTACCTACACCAAATATAAGTTTATCATATTCTAAAGCTTTTAATTTACCTAGTTTAATAGGCATGTGTGAATATTCTATTACATTAGTTTTAAAATGAATATCTGTTACTTTGGTTTCCCATATAAATTCTACACCACCCTCTACTAAGAAATCATACCAGTTTTTACCTATTTCATGTAAATAATCTGTACCAACGTGCCATACTGGGAATAATCTTAATCCAAAATATGGTTTAATAAAATCTGGTTCTGCTATAGGATTTGAACATTGTACTTCTTCTGGTTTAGGGTGGAAACGTTTAAAATTATCAATCACCTGATCAAATAATTCCATTGCTTTTTCTTCACCACAATATTTAGATAATTGCCCCCCAATTGAAGTATGATAAGTTAATTTACCATCAGACCAACCTCCTGCTCCTAAGAAACCTGTCATTACCTCTTCATATGGTCTTAAATATGGATCTTTACCCATATCAATTATGGTAATTTTACCTTTAAAACCATTGTCAATTAGCTTAGTAGCGGCATTTACATTTGCTACACCTGCTCCAATCATTACTACATTTTTACTCGCCATAAAATCTATTTAATGTATTATACATTCCTGCTACTCCAAAACTAGCACCATGTTTTTTATTTTGTTCTAAAAAAAACATCATTAATCTTTGAAATGAATTACCTTCATTTTTTCTTACTAAGTAAAATTCTTTATCTATATTCATATTTGTCCTTTATTTTAATGCGTTAATATACGAATTTAAAATGGCATCTCCAAATGAGACGCCACAGATATCTATTTATTTTTAATCGCGACAGGCTATGAATCTGTCTGTATGTTTTTTATTTTATTTATGAATTTCTTTCTTGCCAATCATAAGATATAGTATCTTTTGTAATAGGTCCACCTTTAGCCCAAGTTCTACAAGTTCTAGCTGAATGGCATTTAAATTTATGCATCCAACAGTAACCTAATCTTCCATCATCATCACTTGTTTTACCAGGCATACATTCATCCATTCTAGGTGAAATATCAAAAGCAACACAATTACCACAAAGTGTTTTTTTAGCTGCTTTTACTGTTGTATCCCAATATTCGGCTAATTTTTCCCAATAATTTCCTGGTTCATCAACATTTAATGGGCCGTATTTAATGTAATCAGCTTTAATTGAAGCATCTCGATTTTTGGTATTTAACTTAAGATTTTGGGTAGAAGCAGGACAAGCCATTTCTGCTTCATATAACTTACCTTCAGCTAAATATTTTCTTAAATCGAAATTATTCATTTTATTTTATTTTATTAAGTTTGATTTGATATTTGTACAAATGCATGTTTTGGTCCTAAAATATCTTTCCAATTATATTCATCAAAATCTTCAAATCCTTCTTCAAAGTAATCATATGTTACTGAAAAATCTACTGTACCATCATCATTTAAATCTCCAAAGTAATCACCTGAGTCAGCTGATAGTTCAATGTAATATGCATTTGCTTCAAGAGACATATTTTCATTTAATAGCTTACCTTCAGCTAAATATTTTCTTAAATTGAAATTATCCATTGTTTTTTATTTTACTTTGCTATATATTTTCATAGCTTCTTCAGCCGATACTTCTTCTTCTTGGTAGCTACTTTGATCAAAATCTTTAAAATCAACACCCATTTCTAAACGATTATCTTCATCATCGAAATATAATTGATCGAAACCAATTTCATTTTCTTCTCTATCCTCTGAATTTACTAACTGGTACATATAACCAGTTTTTCCGTTATCGTATTCAACGTTAGTAGTATAAAGAGTATATCCTTGTTCTTCTTTTAATAGGAAATCTTCTATAGCGCTAGGATTACTTGATTCAAAGTCTGGTATGTCACTAGAATCACTATCTCCTTCTTTTGAAAATACATTATATAGGTTTTCATCCCTATCATATGTAATATCATACCCACCATAATTTAAAGAATCTTCTGTTTCGTTGTAATCTTTAATTTGTTTGATTTTATCAACAAGTTCTTCTTTAATTACTCCTTCAGTAAGGAATTGTCTAAATCTATATAATTCTTCCATTTATTTTTATTTTTAAATCTGTTGTACCTTTTAATACTCGGTGTACTTGACCTTCTGTTATAAATATACGATCCCCTTTTGATAATACCAAAGGTAACTGATTATCCATCTGTATGGACCATCCTTTACCCTCAAGAACTTCTATGTGTCTATCTTCTTTATCCTGGTGCCATACCAGTTCCATTGGATCTACATCTTTAGAAAATGTTCTTATATTACCTTGATTTTCGTATGGGTTCATATTACCAAAAAGTATTCATTTTAGCACCTAATCCTAATGCTGGAGCGTATCTTGGTAAATTACAAGACCAATATCCTGCTTTAGTTCTATCTTTTTTATTTTTACAGTTATGTCTAGCTGCGAATGCATTACGTGCTTTTTTGTTTTTAATTTTAGCTCTTAAACCACCTGATCCAAATGATACTTTTTTAATTTTTTTAGTTTTAGGATCACGTACATAAACGTAATATGCTTTTGAACCACCACGTTTTGGTTTATTTAATGGTGGGTCTTTTTTTTCTGTTTTCTTAGATTTCTTTTCAGTTAGCGCATTTTTAATCGCTTCATTTATTCTACCTTTAGATTTAGCTTTTCTAACTAAAGCATTAAAATTAGATAAATCATATTCATCCCAAGGTTCGACTTCCATTTTATTAAAAGTTTTTTCTTGACCAGCTACTGGTTTAGAATTTAAATAATGCATTTCGTTTTGAGTTAATGCAAAGAATTTATCTACTTGATCTTGAGTAGGCATTTTCGATTCGTTTATTGATTCCGAAATGTCGAAATGACTACTAAGATTGTTTCTAAATATGTCAAAATCACTTCTATCAAATCCTAATATTTGACCATTATTTAAATTTCTATAAACACCTTTTCCACCTTGTTCTTTACCTGTGTATCTCCACATTCCGCTTGAAATAGATGTATCTTGGTATCTTATGTTTTTATTTAAATCAAAATCTGGGTAGTTAGAATCTGATTCATTCATTTCTTGATGTTTAATATACATCTCTTTAAATTCTTTTCTTTTCTTATCACTTAAAGAAGTAAATTGAAACCAAGTCATCCCATAATAACTTGCAACTGTTTTTAGGTCTACTGGTTTTTGTTTTTCATTAAGAAATTCATTCATAGACATATTGTCTATTTCATCTCGTACCCATTCTTTTTCACCTGATCCTAGTTGATCGTAATCCATACCAAATTCAGATTG